TCTTGAATGCCAGCGGACCGAGCGAGATCACCTTAGCGACCTGCGTGTTCCACTTCTCGGTGTCTCGGGTGTCCTCAGCGAGGATAATGCCACCTTTTGACACCCGCTTGGGTGTGCGAATCTGCACCAGAACGCGGCTACCGAAAGGCCGGACGCCGGGATCAACCGGCGGAAAGGCTTCCGCAATGGCGTTCTCAGAGGTCTTTGTCTCCATACTGCTCCTCATCCAGAAGTTGCAAAAGTACGTTGATTGCTGCCTCGTAGCCTGCTACGACGCCAACGCGATACCCGTACTCGAAAGCATCGCGCTCTTGCGGCCGACTCAAAGCGCCAAGAGCAAACTCTTGCTGCTTGGCTTTGAGTTGAGCCAGAAGTTGTGTTTCGAAATTCACGCTTTGGTCTTCGTGTCTTTGGGCGCGCCAGAACCCGGAAGCGTCTGGCCGTCAACCTTGAGACCCGCAGCCATGCGGTGCTTCTGCTTTACAGCGGCATTGTCGAGAGAAACAGTGCCAGTCGTGGGCTTGTCACTCATTTTATAACTCCTTACCTAGCGCCGGGATTGATGCCTGTGCCGGTGCTCACAGAAAACTTCTCGCCAGACAGCATTTCCAACTTGGCGAGATCCATGGCCGTTTGATTGTCGGCTGTGTTCATGCGCTCGCGGATTGCGAGGTCTGCCGCTGTGCGCTGATCCTCTGCCGCCTGACGGATACGCTCGCGCTCCAATTCCAGTTGACGCGCACGCTCCTTCTCTGCCATAGCCATTTGATCCGACTGCTGGGACTGAGCGAGCTTCTGCTGTTCGAGCTGAATGCGCTGGGCGTCCGCCTGTGCGCGCTGCTGAAGAGCCTGCTGCTGAATGCCAGCGTTGATCTGGGCGATCTGCATTGAGTTGTCGGGAGGCATCGGAGGCTGCGGCTTGAATTGCTGCGCCGCCTGATCGATCTGCGCGAGCTCCTGCGCAAAAGCCCCGAGCTGCTGCTCGATGAACTGTTGCACTTTCATGATCACCTGAACCTGCTCGTTGGCTTCAGATTGGATCAATTCGTCACGCTGCGCCATGTCAACCGCATTGTGCGCCTCAACCAGATAGTAATTCAGCAGGTGATCCCGCAGATGAATCGCCATCGGATAGATGTACTGCTTCATGATCGCAGGATTGCTGCCGAACAGCGGCGACTTCAAGAACGCCATGTGCGTCTGAAGGTGCGCGATGTGATCCTGTTTCGGCAGGACGTAAATCGGGCGACCCATCGACGCTGCGACGTTCTCAGAGACCGGATCCATGTCTTCGGATCCAGGTTTCGGCTGAAGAACCTCGTTCTGAGGAATCTTCATGTCACGCAGGAACCGCTCTTCGACTTTCCGCTGATCATACATCTGCGGGAGCATCGCAGCGCGCTGCATGAGTGCCTGCGTCTGGACGAACCGCTGTGTGTCGCTGAAAATCTGCGGATCGCTGACCGGGATCACGTCCATCGGACCATCAAAGTCGGACGGGTCGATCTCGAGGCCAGCGTAGTTGGCTTCAATGTCTTCCTCGGTCAGATATGCCGAGTTGATCCGGTGCAGGATCTTGAAGCAGCGCGCCATCGAGTTGTGCAGACGCGAATGGATCGAGCTGAACACGACCATTCCCTGCTCGATGAGCGCCATTGTGGTGCCGACAGGCTGATTAGGGTTCGCATCAGACAGTTTCTCGAAAGAAGTCTGAACAACGCCCTTGCCTGCTTCGACGAGGAACCCAAGCAGGCTGAAAAGTGTCGGACTCGGGCCGTTGAAGGGCAACGGCATCGCGATTTTGCGGACATCGTCGACCAATGCGCCGCCTTCAATCTCGACAACCTCCGTCGGCTGGACATTCAGCGTCTGTCCGCCGGGTCCGCCCTTCAATTTCAAAAGCGTCGGGACATTCTGGATGTGCGCCGAGTCAAGCAGAGCGCGCAAAGCCCCAGTGGCAGCACCACTCAGGCCACCGATCATGTGCGTCAGGCCGATCGGGTATGCTCCGCGCCACGGAACGAACGGAAATTCGACGATCCAGTCGAGTTCTTTGCGCTGCTCGTCGTCGGGTTCCCAGTTTCTGTAGAGACTGAGAGCTTTTCCGCTGGTTTTGTCGATGGAAATGATGTATGGCTCGGGTCCATCTTCAAAATCGAGGCGCGTATAGACCTCGAAAATGGTCCGCAGACCATCTTCGTTGTAGGAATTGTCCTGCCTGCCTTCGATTTTGTCGTTGGCTTTGGTCGATTGGCTGAAATCCGGCTCTTCAGGCACCCCGACATCAACATCACGGTACATTCCAGACGTCACTCGACGCTGATATTCCATTTTCGTGATGTACTGGACGTGCGTTTTCCGCTCTGCAGTGTAGAAATTTGTCGCTGCAAATGGAAGATATATGTCGTCGATGGGCACGAACTCAGACATCGGGCGACGATACTGGCTCGACCACATGAATTTGAGGTACTGGCCACCACCGAGCGGGAGCTGTGTGCTCAGCTGCTCCAATTCAGAGCGGAACTCGACCATCTGCTCGGTCGTCTGCCAATTCATGAAGGCAGCTTTGCGTTCTGCCTTGGCAACCTTCTCGCGATCCTGCTCGCCGAGGATCTTGCTTTTCACCGGACCCGTGGGCGGGAAAGCCTCTTTCATGAACCTCGCCGAGAAGTCCACGCAAGATTCGACGAGCAGCGGGTGAACGACCTTGTTGGCACCAGTGAATTGCGCGCCACCGGGTGCGTCATCGCCGAGGCCAGTGCGACGGAGCCCTTCTTCGTAGAGCTTATCACGCTTTTCGCGAGCCTCTTTGTCCTTGCTGATCTTGTCAAGCAAGTCCGAGACGATGTCGGTCAGAGCTGCCTGATCGACTTCATCGACGATGTTGGCGAAATGTTCGAGATGGCGCTGCTCGTCTTCGTCGTTCTGAAGGCGGATCACAGCGCCGCCATCCTCGGTGTCTTCGACCTCGAGAGTTTCTTCCTCAAGACGAATCACTTCGCCAGCTTCGTCGTCTTTTTCGAATTCGTCGGCCATGGTGATTCCTTAGAACTTCGACTACTGATTGCGTAGCACTTTGATCCAGGCTTGAATGTTTGATTCAGGAACGCCCTTTTCCGCAGCCAGCTTTGCTAGATCGTTCAATGTGTAATAACCCGGTGGGATCTTTTCCGCAGAACCGGGGAGCCTTTGTCCCTCGAAAACTTTGACCATGTCTGCATTCCGGAGCTCACCTACGTCGTACCAGTTCCTTGACTTAATAAAATCTTGAACGAACGGGATGTATTCGTCAACAGGCTTTGCGTTGCCTTTGCCTTTAATCTGATTAATTGTTACGATTTCGCCGCCAGCCTGCCTTATTTTGTCAAGTTCTTCCCTCATGCCCGCTTGGCTCTCTTCATAAAAATAATTATGGAACTCACGCTCCCTCGGAGCTTGCTTCTGTGCGAGGTCTGCAGTCGCATCCTGCATTTTAAAGTAAAAATCTTCCGATTCCTCGTCAATGTTTGGATATTTACTTTTAATTTTCCTGTAGGCTAGATCCGTGTATTCGTCCATCCTTTCATCAACAACCCTTTGGATGGCACGATCATGCGCTTTTTTTGTCAAATTTTTTAGCATGGTGTAAGGAAGATCTTCTTCCATAATATCAATGTCGGATTTTCCTGTGTCAATATTTTTTATACGTTTAACTTCAATCGTGACATGCGGCTCGCCTTTGCTGTCACGCAACGAGTAGATTTCGGTTTTGCCTGCCTCAACCTGTGGGCAATACGAGCCACCGCCGACACAATGGCCCATCGTGTCGCCTTCGTACTTTAGAGCCTTTTCGAGTTCGTCTTTATTGCCAGTTGGTTTTATTTGGACCCAGCCGAGACCTCTCTCGTTGGGGTAGTTCGTTTCCGGAACAACGTCGTATTGTTTGAACGGGACGGTCGCCGCATTGCGAGAAGCTTCGATCTTGGCTTTCGCTCGCTGTGCCTCGCGCCATTCGTTGATCTTCGCGACATGCTCGACCGCCTGCGACATCGAGAATTTCTCGAGTTTGGCAGGGTCGATCTTCAGCCGGTCTGGCAGGTTCGAGTTTGGCAACGTAGCATTGCGAAGCTCGTCGACAAGATGGCCGAACCCGAGAGCAGGGTTGCTTGATATGTGACGAGGGACGTTTATCTGAGTGTCGTCGGGAGCTCCAATTAGTGCTTCAAGTCCTTTTTTCTCAAGAGCCTCGTCTGCCCAATCTGCTTTCAATGAGCGAGCAATGGATGCTTGTGTTGCTTTTTCCCATGCGCGACTCAAGTCCGTCTCGCCGATGAGATTAGGATTGTAGCTAAACCCTCCGCCTGCCGTCGGAGTCCACTTGTCATTAGGATTAAGAGCAAATGGACGATATTCAGGAATCGCATTAGCCCGATCGATTATTTGATCGCTAGGAATATGCAAACGACCGCTGACTTCAGCAACATCGATCAAAGGATCAGCAACTGTGCCCATCTGGTTTTTGATGTAGCTTTTCAGCTTTGTGTCGATCCATTTTCCAACTGAATCAGCAGATTTTTCTCCAATGTCTGCTCCTTCATTTAATTGATGAAGAGCCCAAACAGATCGATCGAGGTCTGGTTGTGTCCAATTGCCTCCGGGCTTCTTGACACCGTACGTGTCAACCAGATCTGTTAGCGTCTTCTCGCCACGACGGATCGGTCCTGCACCCAACGCGACACCTGTGCCCTTCACTGGTGCAGCGACGCCGCCCAAGATGTTGCCGACCATCTCGGGGATGTATGGCATGGCGAGGCGGAGGTTGCCTTCGTCCATCGTCAGAGGGAACAGCGCAGGACGCATGCCCCATTTCATCCGATTGCCTTCGGCGTCGACCGGGTAATAGCCGAGATCGTCCTGCTTGATGTCGACCGCGCGATTCGGGATCATGACACCTTGCAGATCGATCATCGCCTGCGTCGCAGGGTCGAGTCGCGCCTCAAGTTCCTCGCGCGGATAAGGCGAGGACTCGATAGAATCCATGCCGGTGAATGACCCCATGGGATCATAGGAAGGCATCACCGGACCACCCTTGTCGAACGACTGCTCGCGCTGTTTCGGGGAGACGTTGCGCTGCCAGTTGCTCAGAGCGTCAGAGTATTGATCCTCGTAGGTCGTGAATGGCCCGACGGTGAGCGGGAGATTGTACTTCCGCGCCAGAGCCTCCCACTCCTGCGCCTTCTCGCGCCCCATCGATGCAGGACCACGGCTGTAGGCCTCGCGAGCGAGTTCGCGCGCTCGCTCCTGGAGCTTTTCGCTGTCGCCCTCGAACATTGGCTTGAATTTGACTTCGCCGCCTTTGGCGTAGTCCCAGGACATCGGCGAGTAGCCCATCGAACCCCAGCTGCTCGAATAGTCCGAGAGGCTGGGGCTGAATGACGTCAGGCCACTGGCACCTTCGCCGAGCGAACCGGGCGACGAGAACATGCCATAGTCATTGTTCAACCCGACATTGCTCACCGCCAGAGTCGGCAACGAGGACTGCGAGCCGTAAAACTGGTTGGCGTCGGAGAACAGCGTGTAGTTGGGATTGTAGGTGTCGGGAACGGTCGTCGGCGTCTGCTGCATCAGAGAGTTGTTGAGAGCTTGCGCGCGCTCATCAGCTGCCTGCTGCTCGAAAGAGGTTGTCGCAGTCGGTCCAGAGAACCAGTTGGTGTCAAACGGATTGCCCGTCATCGGATCGCCGAGGGCGAATGTCTGATAGGCGGTCATCGGATCGACGTCAGGCTGCTGAGACTTTGCGTAGTCGGCGAACTCCTGCTCGGTCGGCCGAGAGGGCGGAACCGGCGGAGTCCAAAGAGCATTGCGTTGGTTCTGGAGCTGCGAGAGCTTCTGCGTCAGATCGGGGTTGTTGCGCGCATCGTAGAACCGATTGTAGATCGAAAGGTCTTCACCTCCCGGGACCAATGCATTGGTGAATCCTGTGCCGGGTGAGGGCTGACCCTGCTGGAAGCCACGCCAGTCGGTCTGGGTGGTCAGCACTCGGTTCTTGCCCTCCATGAAATAATCTTCGAGGGCTTTCTGGGCGAGGTACAACGATTCAATCTTTTGCGGATCATCGCTGTTGATCAACGAGTTGATCCGGCTCGTCGCAAATGCGCCTTCGACCTGACTCGGGGTGATCTGCCCGGCGAGCGTCTGGCTACCACGGACATAGTACGGAGCGATGGTGTTGGCGGCAGCGCGATTGCCGATGGCTTCGTAGATGGCGCGGTACTGATCGTAGCTCTGGGGTGTGCCGTACTCGCCCAAGCCTGCGCGCAGCATCATCGTGTAGTCTTGCTGGGTTGGCTTGTAGCCCCAATACGTCTGCCAGCGATCAGGAGCGTTGGTCTGCTCGACCACCGTCACATTCTGATCTTCCGGTTGCGCGCGATTGCCCAGCAGCTTGTCGAGCATTGCGTACTTCTGCTGGCCTTCTTCGCTTGTCGCGAACTGCTGGCCAATGTCGCTGAGAGTCAGACCGCCTTGATTGGCAGTGTCGCGCCAATAGTCGATGGCTGCTTGGCTCTCGGGGTCGCGTTCGAAGTAGTTGCGGTACAAGCCACGGATCTGCTCGTCGGTCACAGGACCGCCGCCTTTTGCGTAACCTTGCACTTCGCCGCCTTCGGCGAACTTCGGCGTCTCGCCTGTGTACAGATAGCGCACCACCTCCGGATCTTTGATCAGGAGGTTGTCGGCAACAAACAAATCATCGACATTTGAATTTCTTGGCTTGCCCTGTCTTGCTCTTGCCAGTGACTTTACCAAAGGGTCTGTCATCAATGCTCCAGGATCGATGATGTTCTTTATCAAAATGGATTTTACATCAGGATCCTCTAAAGCAGAGAAATAGGCAGGGTTCCGATATCCCCTGTTGCGGACTTTGTCTTTGTAAAAGAAATCGTTCCAGTATTGTCCTTCTGCATCTAGGACGACATCTGGGTCTTTTACTGTCTTCAAAGGTATAACTGTGCCACCGAACTGAGTGTATGTGTTCGCAACATCAGGATTGTTTGAAGCCCATGCATAATCTTTTGTGTTGTTGGGTGCAATAAAAACATCCCCTTCGTTTCGCTCTTTCACGTGCAGCCCGGAGACTTGGTCGTCAAGCTGCTTGCGCAATCTCGGGATGCCACGATAGAAAACATTTTGAATCTTGGTCAGAGGACTAGCTTCCGCCTCCGTCGGATCCATGACGGTGAGCGCAGCGCCAGTGCCCAACGCAGCCTTGCCCATCTTCGTCGCCGGACCGAGCGGACCCGCAGCCATCAGCGCAACGTCTGCGGGCGATTGCGGGACCAGCAGATCGATCAGCCCAGTGGTGCGGCCAGCCTTGGCAGCTAGACGATCTGCGATGCGCTGTGCATCTTCCTCGCTGCCGCCTTTCGAGATGACGTAGTCGTAAGTCTGCTTGGCGATCTCCTCCGGCATCCCCATCGTCTTGTCCCAAGCGTCGGAGACAGACTTGGTCGCCTTTTCGGCGTAGGCGAGCAGACGATCGGTCAGGGAGGATTTGTCATCGGCCATGGCTTACCACTTCACTTTGTCAGCCCAGTATGCTGCGGACGACGGACCTTTGGCAATGTTCTTTGAATGACGAGCCTTGAACGAGGCGCGCTTGGTCTTCATGCGGTCGGACTCGCCGGACTTGGGCTTGCCAGCAGTCTTGGCTCCTTGCTCGCCGAACCGGATGATCTTCTCAGAGCCATTGGTGCAGGCTTTGACGATGTGCGACTTGGTCGGGTGGCTCGGGGTGCGCTTTGGCTTGTTGCAGGCCATTGCGCTTTTGTCGACTCGCTGGACCATCATTTGCTCCGGGCTGCGCGCATGTTGTCGACGAGGTTCGGATAGGGGCGACCCGCAGCTTTGGCCGCAGCTTTGGCACTGGCCTTTGCGGAGTCAGAGAGCTTGGAGGGTTTGCCCAGAGATGCCGGACGCTTCTTGTCCCAGATCGGTTTCGGTGCTGGCTTTGCTTTCTTAGGCATTGCGATGCTCCTTGATGAAAGCGTCGAGCTTGTTGTCTAGTCGATCCAACCGATCCAGCACGCGATTGATGTCGTTGTGGACATCGACTTTGGTCACATATTCCTTGGCGATCTCTTCTCTGGTGCGATTGAGGAGGATGCCGAGGCGATGAAGCTCATTTGTCTTCTCTCGCAAGAAGAACCCAAGCAGACCAACCACCAAAGAAAGAACCGTGTTCCAAAGCATCAGCTCCATGATTGGTCTCACGCCGCATAGGGGTTGATCCGCTCTCGCTTTGGTTGCTTGGGCTCATCGATGTCCCTCGCCTTCGGAAGCTCAAACCAACCGTCGTTCTTCAGATAGATCACCGCCTGTGTGAATGTGTCAACATAGTCGTCGTGATCTGCGACCGGGAACTTGGTCAATTGCTTCATGAAAGCATCGGCCCAACTTACTGGCAGCCCTCTATTCTTGCCTGACTCTGGGATCCAAAGCAACCCCAATTCCAGAGTGGGAGCAGCTTGATGAGCGCGCGATATTTTGTCAGCGGCTCCGGGATTGTAGGCGACCACTGGCACTTTGGCCAGACGCAGATCTTGAATAAGCGATTGACCAGAGGCTTTGGCCTCGACCAAGATGCGGTCAGGGCGCCGCGCGCGGTTGTGCGGGGATTGCTTGGTCATTCCGCCATATTCGGTCTGCCAGTCGTTGATCGCCCGTTTGCGCAGCTCGGGATAGGACAGATGCTCGTCCCATGCGTCAATTAGCATTGCGTTGCGCTCACCATCATGGGTGAAGATTGCCCAGACTGTGCAAGCTGTCGGGTCGCCCGTTGTCTTCTCGGTGAATGCGCAATCGTACGACTGCAGAATGTACTCAAACGGAGGGAGACCCTTCTCCGATGGCCAAAGGTTGAAGAACTTGGTCTTGAGGATGCCGCCTTCGGCTGGCGTGGGATCTTGCTGCAGCTGCCCGGCTGTGCCATAGGCTCCGAGCGATTGCTTCAGGCTGGCGATCTCTTGCTCGCCGAAACGGTCTGGGCAGATCAGCTCGCCCTTGGTCTCTCGAGGATCGTACGGGCCGAGGACAGTCTTGCGCTTGACGCCATCCCACTCTGCCGGAATGCAGATGTGCTCCCATCCCCCGATCTCGTTCAGGATCAGACCGCTGACGTCTCGTTCATGCAACCTCTGCATGACGGTGACCATTGCATCCTTCTTGGGGTCGTTGAGACGGGTCGACCAGACCATGTTGAACCATTCAATGGCCGACTCGCGCATTACGTCAGACTGTGCCTCTTGCGCCGAATGCGGGTCGTCGAGGATCAGGCGCGAGCCGCCTTCGCCCGTCGCCGTACCACCCACAGAGGTTGCGATACGGTAGCCTGTCTTGTCATTCTCGAACCGCTGCTTTGCGTTCTGGTCGCCTGCCAAGGCGAACAGATGCCCCCAACGCTCCTGATACCAAGGCGACTGGACCAATCGACGAGCTTTGAGATTGTCTCGGATCGAGAGGTTCGAGGAATAAGAGGCACAAAGATACTTGTGCTGAGGGTTGGCCAGCCATTCCCACATCGGCCACATCACGCTCACAATGGTCGATTTGGAATGGCGAGGTGGGATGTTGATTAGCAGCCTGCGGATGTCGCCCGCTGTCACTGCCTCAAGATGCTCGCAGATTTCCTCGATGTGCCAAGACGGTATGAAGTTAATTCCCGGCTCGACCACATGCCAAGATTGTTTGACGAACTCGTACAATGACGCCGAGGCCAATCGCCTTTCGCGCTCCCGTTTGATCATGTCGAGCATGACCGCTGGGCTCAGGGGCGCATTCATTCGGCGTCAACTGCCTTGGTCAGCATCTTCTGCATGGCCAATAGCTCATCGTCGTTCAGACCTTTGAGGTTGAGCGAGGCGATCGCGATCGGTCCGCCGCCATGGCCGGTGTGCTCCTGAACGACCCTATCACCGTACTTGCGCGGTGCGATCTTGGACGCATGCCAACGCCGAGCGTCCATGCGGTTGCGCGCACGATGGTTGTCGGTCTCGGTGTCGGCGATCTCGATGGTTTGATCAGCGAAGTAATCTGACTGAATCTGCCGAGCTCGCGCGTACTCTTGATAGAGATCTTCGGAGCTCTGCGCCCAGTTTATGAACACACCATAGTCCGGCTGATCTTCCTCTTTGCAAATGCGCGTCAGAGATTCGCCATTCGACATCCGCCATAGAATGTGACGGAAAACTTCCAGATCTACGTTCTTGCTGGTGTATCCACTCGATTGTGCTTTGGGAAGGCGACCCACTGCCAACTCCTGATGCAACGATGTGATGAGAGATTATCCTCCCATCACACCGAGAAAGCAAACCTATTTGCTTCTCAATCGGCAGATCTCCTCGAGCCTAGCAATGTACGACGAGAGCGAGCTGGTGAATTGTTTCGGATTGACCGAGATCTCTGCCAGATTCTCTATCTCAAAACCAGCAGACCAATGCTTGATTCCGTCACCCGGAGCAGCAAACAAATGCTCAGGAACTGTCCCCTGACCAACCCCAAAAAGGAATACAGAGGGAACATCAAACTCCGCCAGCCTGCGGTGCCAGTTTATCTGAGGAGGTCTGATCTCTGACGGATACAGGATGCCATCCTTCAAATCAGCAACTTTAAGCTCAATCGGAATTATTCTCCGACCAACGATAATCTGTATGTCCGGTATGCCCATGTTCGAACCGAGCCGAGGTTCATATGACTCAATCCAACCAACCCAATTCTGCCGGATCCATTTCTTCAGATGTGTCGTCTCACGCATTTTCCATTTCCACTCGCTAGAGCAATTTCACGAACCTTCCTTCTATTACTTTCTCTCTTTCTTTTTCCTCCAGAGTGAGTGGAATTCAGGAGAGGAATGGAAATGGAAAATGTTCCAGAAAACGAGTTTATTATTGTTTTTGTTCGCGCTTTCGTTTCACATTCCGCCACTGACCATGGAAAAAGAAAACAGAACCTATGTGCACATGCACCATCTCACATGAAAATAGCAGCCGCCAACCCCACTCCAAGCACCGCCGAGAACAGGACCATGAACACCGCAAAACTGACCGCAACGACCATCGTCGCCCATTCCGCCCACCATGTGACTATCGCCTTGCCACGCACAGAAGCGAGATAGTCTTTCGCAATTTTTATCATAGTTCAACCCTCCGCCATCATCCCAGTTTCTTGGAGCATCCGAACAACGCTCCGATCATCCCCAGCACAATGATCACGATCCTTGCTCTGATTATCGTCATGCATATCAATCTCGTAATCATAAAGCATCTTTCTTTCCGGTTCGTCCGAGAGACATGTCATAACATTTTAGGCACATAGTTTTAGACCCATTACGGAGATGCTGTCCTTTCAAGACGCAAATCTCTCCGCAAGTGCAGACACATTCAAACATCGCACTCTTGCGCCGACCAGCCCCATCGCTCTTGATGTAGCGGATCACGCTCAACTGGCCATAGGTCTTGCCTGTTTCGTCAATGAACCCTACCTGTTGGCGCAAATGGAACGGGAAATAACCTTTGTCGTTCATTTCCCCTCCAGTGCGTGCTTCGTCCAGACCAGAAGCGCCATCGCCCTATTAGGCGCAGGTATGCCGTTGTCGCCATCAACCACATCAGCTTGATCCTCTAAGTATTCGAGGATTGCAGGGAACAGACTCTCCAGTTTCTCAATGCGGTCGGCGGCGGCATCACGCAGCGTCCACAGTTGTTCTTGCGAGAGAGCATCTTTACGCAGTCGCTTCACAAGATCATCCATCTTTCCCCTCCAGCGCAGCGCGTGCGGCTTCAACAGCAGACCCCCATTCATCAGCGTATTTAATCAAAGGTGGCCCGTTCTGAACATCAAGCAACGATTGCAGCGCCGCTTCCAGCGTCTCAATGCGACTGTGCTTTTCATCCACCACACCAGCGATCCACTCAACTGCACTATCAATCCCGTCCTCTTTGATAACCGCTTCAATCGCTT